CGTGTCTCGTAATATATCAATCAGATCAACATATCTTGTTAGTTGTTGAAACAATACGGGAGACTCTTCCTCACCAAAGAGGTAGAAAACCTTGGGAAAATTTTCAAAATACTTTGACATTAGAAACCGCCCCTAATTTTTTCTTTGTCCAGAGTAACAATCTCTTGAAACGCTAACGAGATATCAACTTCGACAAAGTTACCATCCCAATGCATTCCTGTTCCGGTTGAGTTGAAAGATGTCTGTACATCTCTAAGATAACATCTCTGAATTTTAAATGCCGGATTTTCTCCGTAATTATTTTTAATATCTATTTCAAACATGTTGGGAAATTTATACGCAAGGGGTACACCCGAATCACCAAGAGGTATCTTTTCTGGGTAGAGTTCTTGTCTGAAAAATTTTACAATGTTTCGCACTTCTAATGCTTCCTCGTGACTGTTCGCGACCATTTTGAAGGTGAAAGCAAAACTTCTTATTCCCACTTGCTGAAAAAGTGTTCGTTGATTGGGGGCAGATGCGATTCGTGTTGCGCTTCGTACAGCAGGAGAAAGACCTCCCAAGGTATCTCCTAGTGCCGCGGCACCCACAACTGCGCCGGCGCCGCCGAATGAACTACCAACCGCGCTACCTAAAAGTTCTCCCGCACTTTTAGCGATTGCGGAAGCCGCAAGAGCAGACGCTGTTGATAATAGTTGACCATTAGACGTGACTCCAGCAAATGGGTTTTGTCCTTGCATTGCGCCTTCAAGCGCACCGCCAGCTAGTCCTAAGTTGGCAGTTTCATATTGTGCCAGATCACTGTATCGCAGATCACGTTGAAGAGGCAATTTAACGCTACCAACGCGTTCACCACCGCCTTTATTCTCATATGTCTGAAAGTAAGACGCTTGTTGTGCTTCACCTTTTTCAGTTTCAACGCGAGCTTTTGTGGCTCGCGCCACGGCTGCGAGGCCGCTGGCACCGCCTTCTGAAACGCCGGCAGCAACCTCACGAACAGTTTCTCCAACGGATTGCACCCCGTCGATCACCGCATCTATGATTTCGCCAAACCCCTCCCCTATCTTTTCTGCTATATCAACGCCTTCAGTTTTGATTGCTGTAAATTTAATAGTGGCAGGAAAAGACTTCGATAGTGTGAGGGGATATTTAAAATCCCGAGACTCTTCCTGCGATTCTTCTGAAGGATCTGCGGCTTCTTGATTAACGTCTTGGGTAGATTTTTCTTCGGCGATCACAACTTCTTCGGTTGCCGTGTTCGGTTCTTCGCTCCAGTACTGGCGGCGTTCACTTCGATTTTGTATAGTGTCCATATAAGACCTAATAAATATGTTTATCTTAGTTTATTTATAGAGTTTTTATGACATATAAAGGCAGGTATCGAGTTAAAAATCCCGAGAAGTATAAAGGCGATTATTCAAATGTCGTCTACAGATCTTTATGGGAGAAACATGCGTTCAAATGGTGTGACCAAAACTCAGAAATAAAATATTGGTCAAGCGAAGAAACTGTCATACCATATCTATATGAAGTTGATAGAAAGTACCACAGGTATTTTATGGATTTGAAAATTGTTTACAAGTCGGGAAAAACCGTTCTCATAGAAATAAAGCCTGAAAAAGAACTGTCACCTCCTAAGGGTGATCGTCGCACTAAGCGTTATATCAATGAAGGATTGACGTATATAAAGAATCAAAACAAATGGAAAGCGGCAAGTGAGTATGCGAAAGATCAAGGGTGGGAGTTTCAGATCTGGACAGAAAAACAACTTAACGCAATGGGAATAATGCCCAAGTCCACTAAACCATTAAAACCTTTCACGAGGAAGAAAACGAGTACAAAAAAGACTAAATAGAAAGTATGAAATGTAGGGTAATAAAATAGTGTCAAATCTTTTTCAGACAGTAGAGTTAGAAGCGTTTCGAGCGGGTATCACGCCACGCACTAAAGAGTCTCGTGACTGGTTTCGAAAGAAAGTGCAGAACATGCGCAACCTTAATCGTAGAGCGTTGATGAATGAAGATCCTGTTGAGAAAAGGTCGAAACATGCTTCTGGATCTATGTTCATGTTCTTCTACGATGCGAAGAACAGAGACACGCTCCCGTATTGGGATTCGTTTCCCTTGGTGATTGCGATTGGTCCGGCGGCAAAGGGGTTTTATGGTATGAATCTACACTATCTACCGATACCTCTTCGTGCTAAGTTTCTTGACAACCTGATGGACATCACCAACAATAAGAAGTACAACGAGTCAACAAGATTTGAAGTGTCATATCAATTTCTAAATCGGGCGGCAAAGTTTAAGTATTTTAAGCCTTGCTTTAAACATTACTTAACAAGTCAGATAGAAGGAAAACTTGCGTACATTGCCCCTCCTGAATGGGAGATTGCAACATTTCTTCCAGCCGCTCAATGGCAGAAAGGGAAAATGGGTCAGGTTTATAAAGATTCTCGGAGAATAATGAATGCTTAAGTCGGGAACAATAGAAGAATTAAAATCGATCGTCTCAAAGGGCCGCGGTCTTGCTCGAACAAATCTTTACTATGTGTATCTGCCTTCGTTAGAGCACCATAGTTCATATGAACTCGGGGTCCTTTGTACAAACGTTACTTTGCCCGCACGACAGTTGACAACTGTTCAGCGTGAGTTGGGAATTGTGAAACAAGATGTCGTTTATGGTTTTGTCAACCCGAATGTTTCTATGACCTTTCGAGTGTTGAATGATCAGTCTGTTCGTGAATACTTTGAAGTATGGCAACAACTTGCTCTGGAAAAATATGATGACATCGAAGGTAGATACGAATCATCCTACCCAGATCAGTACTGTAAGAAAGTAGAAATATTTCAGTTAGAGAAAGGTGTAAGTTATCCGATCTACGACAAGCAAATTGAACTGGGCCCAATCAATATTAATTTTGATATTGATATAGGAACTTCGTTTGATAAGAATTATAAATGGACTCTTGACAGAGCCTTTCCTGTAAGCATAGCAAACGAGACCTTCTCGGACGCCTCATCAAATGAGATAAGTACAATTACAATAGAGTTTTCCTACCACTATTGGGAAAGTGAAAAATTAACACCTAAAAACAAAAATAGAAATGCAGTGAGTGGGCTACTAGGTAGCATTGCAAGCAATATTTAATTAATGGAGATAAATTATGGCATTACCTGTACTAAATGATACACCAAAATATGAGTTAAAAATACCTTCAACAGGTAAAAAGATTAAGTTTCGACCTTATCTTGTGAAAGAAGAAAAAGTCCTTATGATGGCGGCTGAATCTGGTGATGGTGTTCAGATGATGAGTGCTATTATGGACACGATCCAATCGTGCGTACAGTCGCAGACCAAAGTGGAAAGTCTTACCACCTTTGATATCGAGTATCTTTTTATTAAACTCAGATCAAAATCTGTTGGTGAGTCATCTACGATAAATCTGTCATGTGAGTCGTGTAAAGAACCTAACGAACATGTAATTGATTTGGAAAGTATAGAGTGTGTGGGCGGTACAAAAGACAAGTTAATTAAGATTAGTGACGAGGTCACAGTCGAGATGAAATATCCCAGTTATAAAGATATTAATCTAAATCAAGATGAAAACGAAATGGGGTTTGATATTCTTGCGAACAGTATGTCTGCGGTGTTAACTGAAGAAGATCGAATTGAAATGGCTGACGAGACACCAGAGAATATTCGTAAGTTCCTAGAGTCTATGACTAAAGAACAATTTGAAAAGGTATCAACTTTTCTTTTGGACATGCCGCAGGTTAAACATAAGATTGTCTATGACTGTGTGAAGTGTCATGAACCTAACGAAATAGAATTAAAAGGAATTCAAAGTTTTTTTTAATAAGCCTCTCTCACGATGATTTGGCAAATCATTTTAAAACAAATTTTTTGTTACAGAGGCATCATAATTATACTTTGACAGAAATAGAAATGATGATGCCGTGGGAGAGGGAAGTACACATCATTCTATTGCTTCAAGCATTAGAAGAAGAAAAACAAGCAAGAGAGCAAGCCAATGGCAACAATAACACTTAGTGATTTGATTCAAGAACAATTGTTCGAACAAAAGGAAACCAATTTTCTACTTGAGGAAGTCGACGATCGTTTCGGTGACTTCTTTAAGATGATGCGCGCCGATAAACTCGATATGCTTGAAATGATGCGAGAATTAAAGAACCAGCCTGCTCCTTTGGTGCCTGGTGCGGTTCCTGGAGCTCCTGGAGCAGAGGTTTCTGGTGGAGGTGGGTTATTAGGCGGGTTGTTAGCCGGGTTGTTAGCCGGACTGTTAGCCGCTCTAGGTGCTGTCACACTGGGTCCTGCACTTCTATTAGGTTTTGTAGAAGGGGTGTTTGGTTCTCTTCGCGCCGCACTCAAATTAGTGAAATTAGATTTTATTAGTACACGCCTTATGGAGAAGTTTAAGAATTCAAAAGTGTTCGCATTCTTAGACGATTTAGTTGTTAGAACATATGTTTATTTCGATGACTATATTAAGAAGCCTCTGGAAAACTTTGGCACCTTTATGAAGGACAAATTTAAAGCCATAAAAGACTTCTTTAATCCGAACGGAAAGTTGGTTAAAATTTTCAAACCACTAATAGAAGGTATTAAAACTGTGGGTGGTGTTTTTGCTAAAATTGGGACAGTGTTCGGAAGTTTCTTTGGAGCTTTCCGGGCCTTTGGTGCCGTTCTTGGTAGAATTTTTTTCCCGATCGGAATTATTATGGGTGTTGTTGACACGATCACGGGAGTAATCGATGGGTTTACTTCCGAAAGTGGTAGTATAGTTGACAAACTTATCGGCGGCTTCTACGGTGGGATTAAAAGTCTTATCAACGGGATTATCATGATGCCTCTCGACTTGTTAAAAGATGGCATCTCTTGGATATCAGAGAAACTTGGATTTGAAAACTTCAGCGAGATGCTTGACTCATTTTCATTCAAAGATTTGTTCAGTAATATGGTTGATAAAGTCAAAGTAATTGTACAGAAAATTTTCAGATTCCCAGTCGCAGTAGGAAGGGGTATCAAATCTGCAATTGGCGCAGTGGTAAACCCTCTTGGTGACTCACCTATCGAAGCATTTAGTAAAGCATTCAACAAAACAATGGATGCTCCCCTTGCTGCTGATGGAACGGGTCGTGCTGAGAAAATAACTGCCGCAGCTGCCGCAAGCACTGATACACCACCTGCTGAACAGTTGAGTAAACCTCGTAATAGTTCAGATGTTAGAAGAGAGTCTATGGAGAGGAACGCTCTTGAAAGTTCAGCGGCTTCAAACGCCGTCACAGTCGTGAACAACACTAACGCACCTACAAGTGTGAGCAATCAAACCAGTGTGTCTAGTTTTGGGAATTCTTTTATGCCCTCTGCGACAATGTCTAACGGAACAAGATCAGACGCATATGCCGGAGCATAAAAAAAGGGGACTTTCGTCCCCCATAACCTTTAAGGTTTATACTAAGAGTTAATCTTCAGCGGCAAGTTTCGCAAAGTATGAAAGAGTATCCTCTTCACCATCTGCGCTCATTGACTCACTAGATTCTCGTGGTTGCACAGGACTACTAGTTTTCATTGGTGCTGGTGCGCTCGATGTATCCATCGAAATCTCTTGACGAGTCGTGATCGACTGACCCAGAACAAGAGCAAGACGATCAGCGAGTTCCTCACGAGTCTTGTAGTTTGCTGGATCCGTAAACTCATTCAGATCATATAACCCTTCATAGATCTGTTCTAGTTCCGAATCATCACCATTCAACAACGGTGCTGGCGAAGCAAACTCTGACTTATCATAGTTACGATAACCTTCAACATTTCGAATCTTCAGTTTGAATGAAGCACCTTCCCAGAAATCAAAGGGATTTACAGGGGTCTCATCAGCAAACTGTGGTTGCATCACATCCATCATCTTATCAAAGATTTTCTTACCAAAGGTGTACAGGAAGACTTTGCCTTCGTTCTGTGGGTTAGCCGGGTCAGATTCGACCAGAACATTTGACACATAGTGAAGTCGACGCTTCTGAGTACGAGCAGTCTCTTTGTCTGATTCTACACCAGAGTTCCAGAGACGAGAGTTGTATTCGCCAACAGGATCTTGTTGACCAATCGAAGTCAGAGACTTTTCGATATACCACTGACCAGTTGGACCTTTGAATCCGTGATCCCAGTATCGAACCCATGGGAGTTCATTACCTTCGGGAGCAGGTAGAAAACGCAGAACAGCGTACCCATTACCTGCTTTATCAACAGTGGGTTTCCACTGTCGCTCGTCAACATAGGACTTCTTATCAGTGGGTGCGTCACCTGCGCTTGCGGCAGAGACGAGATCAGAGATAGAGTTGCGATTACGCTTGAGGTTTGAAAACGACATATATATTTCCTTGTATGTTTTGTATGTTTTGTATTACAGATTATCCACGTTATACATTATATAAGAATAGCATTATACTATAAAAAAAATGAAAAGTCAATCGTTATTTATTCGAAGGACAATTCGTTACCCCGAGGAATGAAATTCAATTTCATTGCCTCTGCTTCGATCTTACTCCTAATTGGTCCTGAAATGTATTTCTTCACATCTTCTTCATCAAGTTTGTTTTTCTCACAGAAGTACAACACAGCATCAATGTAACTAAGATTTTTATAACGAACAATCTCCTCGATGCTTTTCGAAAACTTGTTCTTGTTCATCATCATACCACTAATAGTCATTCTAACTCCTTAGACCAGATTTGTCCTACGTCCTTATAAAATACACCAACGGTTCGTTTAATTAAACCATCTTTATCGAATGCTGGTGCGATACACAAATAGTTGACTTTATTCTCTCGAAGTTCACCATAGTGTGAATCGAGCCATACACCAGACTTTAAATACATCTGAATGTTGTAAACATATGTTCGAGCGATTACCTCCTCTTTTGTGGGCGTTTCAGTTTTCTTAAAAGACGCAACATACTTTTTCCAATGTTCAAGCCACTCCTTAACTTTTGTGACATGGAGAGGATGATCGTCATCTAAGTCATCTAAACTCGAATGAATTGGTGGGTTATACGTCATTGTCTCACGAAGTTTCTCAACACGATTTATCATCGACAACAGTTGGGTCTTAAACTGACCTTTTATCTTTTCGGGCATGTAACCAAGTTTATATGCTTTCCACCCGTGTTTACAAATCGTTGAAAGATACACATCTGGTACACGGATCATTTCACTGTACAAATCCCAACCACTATGATCACGTACCCACTTCTTTGATGAGTGTAGGTATTCTTTGTTACTCACTTCCATATGAACAAAATACTCGCAATCCCGCCACGCTTTAAGACGATCTTCTTCTGTCTCTGCCGCTTGGAGTTTCTTCCAATCTGGGGCTGGAGTTATAGTCTTTTTTTCTTTAGGTGTAAACTTTTTAACTCTGGGCGCCATCTTTATCTCCCGTTTTCTTTTTCACAACCTTTTTGTCTTTGTTGAAGATCTTATTCCAGTTATCATCAAACGTCTTCGGGCCCACTGAAATTGGTCTCGGTTTGCTTCCCTTCCCGCTCATACTCTTTCCACCATTCTGGAGCCTCTCGTTTAGTCCACTTAGCGAATGATCGCTTGTCTTCCCAATAGAACTGTCTGTATGAAGTCATTGAATCACCTTCGACAATACATTGGGGATATTGTGACATTGCTGGTGTTGGTTCTGTGAACCCTTTGCTTTCTAATTTCGAAGGAGGGAGTAGTAGAAAATACTCTAACTTTCGATATGATTCATGTACACGACCATAACGATGTTCATACTCGTGCGCCAACTCGAACCAAAGAGAATGTAACCAATTGTAATTATCAGCAGATTCTCTTACCCAGATTGTAGATGGATGATTTACATGACACGCTTTGTACAAGGTGTGATTCATAACACTATCTGGATGAAAATACCTTTGGACTTTTCGACCACTTGTTGATCGACCGTACCAAAAGTCACCATCTATTACTCGATGAGTAGTAGACAGAAGCTGGGCATATTCGACCGTCATCTTACACACATGAGCATCACAGTGATCTTTTGCGCAAAGGAAAGGGTCTTTGTTTAGATAAAATATATTCATTTTTTACCCCATATTTTTTATAGCAATCTTGTACACCTCACCAAGGATAGCCTTTTCATGATGTGAAAGACTATTATACAACTTTTTATCTTTACGTGCAAGCTTTTTTATTTTGCGCATCATTTTTGCTTTCTTTGCGTTCATATGATAATACCACTCGTAGACTTTCGATATTCACGTTCAACTTCGGTTGCGGTCTTAATTACAAACGCAACCGTTCCCTTATTGAATCTGACTTCGTCGGGTTCCTGTATCCCAGTCATGCATACAGCAGGGATAAACGCAACGCCGCTTTCAGTTTGAGTCAACAGTCGAGGATCAGCAATCACGTATTGTTCAGATGTTTCTTCAACATACTTGCCTACAAACTCACCGGTCAGTGTCACAATC